CTGTTTTCAACGCAGACGAAGATACTTATTGTTATCACTTGATCTGGCCGAAAGATAAAATGGGCGATGACTTGGTGTACCGCACAATGGATGTTTCGCCATGGATTGTCGCTCGCTTTATGAAAGTACCGGGCGAAGTATATGGACGTGGCCCATTAGTGACAGCGCTGCCCGACATCAAGAGTTTGAACAAGGTCAAGGAGCTTACCTTTAAGAATGCTTCACTTGCTGTCTCAGGCGTTTATACGGCTGCTGACGACGGTGTTCTGAACCCACAGACAGTGCGAATCGCACCCGGAGCAATCATCCCTGTTGCCCGTAACGGCGGCCCAATGGGTGAGTCATTGCGTCCACTGCGCCCAGCTGCTGACTTTAATGTCGGTCAATTAATAGTAAACGACTTAGTCATGAGCATTAAGAAGATGCTTTATGATGACTCGCTGCCGCCAGACAATATGTCAGCCCGGTCAGCAACGGAAGTGATGCAGCGCATGAAGGAGCTGGCACAAAACCTAGGCGCGGCCTATGGCAGATTGATCACGGAGGCGATGACCCCGATGATTCGCAGGATCCTGCACCTTATGGATTCTCAGAACCTTATTGACTTACCACTAAAGATTGATGGCCTTCAGGTCAAGATCACGCCAACATCTCCGTTGGCTCAAGCGCAAAATATGGAAGATCTGGAAAAGGTTTTGCAGTTTGCACAGTTAGCCCAAGCTGCCGGCCCTGCCGGTCAAGTTGCTGTTAATCAAGATGCCTTGATTGATTACATAGCAGAGAAGATGGGTATACCAATGAGTATCGTCAACAGCCAGCAAGAGCGAGAGCAGATTGCAGCTGAAATGCAGCAGCAGATGATGGCGATGCAGCAACCACAAGGTGGAATGCCACAGGGGGCATAATGGAAGACTGGGATGCGCTGCGCGATCAAGACGCAGCAATCTTATCTGCCACGCAAAAGAGTGAGGACATCGATCTTTCGTTTGTTCGCTGCTTTTCAACTGAGGCGGGGCAGGAAGTTCTTGATTACCTGAAGGGAGTGACACTTAATCAACCTTCATGGTATCCGGGAGAAGACCCATCGCATGGGTTTGCACGAGAAGGGCAAAACTCTATTGTCCGGGAAATATTGAGACGCATTGAAAGAGGGCGTAATCGATGAGTGAAACAGAAGTCATCAACGAAGAACAATCAACTTTATTGAGCGTTGAGCAACCGGAGCAACCGGATACAACGCCAGAGCCTGTCCCACATCTTGCTCAAGATGATAGCGAGCCGGTTGAATCCAAGTTTGAATGGGGGGATCGCCCTGATTATATCCCTGAACAATTCTGGAGTCCCGAGAATGGGCCAGATGTTGAGGGAGGGTTCAAGGCTTACAATGAGCTGCGGACGAAGATGTCTCAGGGGAAACACAAGGCTCCAGCCGATGGCAATTATGATATGTCATCTGTTGAAGGAGTTTCATCCGACGACCCATTACTTAGCGATTTCGTTAGCTTTGCTAAAGAGAACGGGTTGAGTCAGGATCAGTTTGATCAAGTCGCATCCATGTATATGCAGAACATAGGTGATCTGGTTGGACGGGCTGAAACAGATGTTCAGGCAGAAATGGATAGGCTTGGCAAGAATGGCGACAAAATCGTTAAAGCTGTTTCGCAATACATTGGTAAGCTCAGTACATCAGGGGTTTTGAATCAAGATGAAACTGACGCTCTGATCGCTGCAGCCAACAATGCTGATGTCGTCCGAGCAATTAACAAGATCCGAGAGGCAAGTGGTGAGCGATCAATCCCATCAACAGACGTTCAAGAAACAGGATCTACGAACCTTTCCGAGCTGCAAGCAATGTTAGCAGACCCGCGCTATGGAAAAGATATGCATTACACAAATACAGTGGAGCGCAAATTCTACGAGTTCCATGGAGAAAAAGCGTAACAAGGGGGCTTCTGCCCCTTTGCTTTTTTTATCAATCTGTTATATTCGGCCTAACCGACAACTCAGTTCTTGAGCCGGTCACCTGATTAATGCGGCCCGCACCGGACAACCGACACAGGTTTTACCAAATGGTTTTTTTATAGAGGAAAGGAAACAATGGCAGTTTCAATCTCGAATGCCTTTGTCACCCTGTTTGACTCAGAGGTAAAACAAGCGTACCAAGGGCAGCGTCTCTTGGCTGGTGTTACCCGCGAGCGTTCAGGAGTCGAAGGCTCTACAGTTAAGTTCCCTAAAATTGGCAAGGGTTCGGCAACTATTCGCGTTCCGCAAACAGATGTAACTCCGCTCAACGTGTCTTATTCACAAGTCACAGCGACAATGGAAGACTACATTGCTGCAGAATACTCAGACATTTTCAACCAGCAGAAGGTCAACTTCAACGAGCGTCAAGAGCTTGTTCAGGTTGTATCTGGCGCTATCGCACGTCGCATGGATCAGGTTGTACTTGATGCATTGACAGCTGCTTCATCTCCATCACTTGTCGGCAACGATGTTGGCGCGACTGATTCAGACTTGAACGTAGCAAAGCTCCGCGCTGCTAAGAAAGCATTGGACGCGAAAAACGTACCGTCTGAAGGCCGTACTATTATCGTTCACGCTAACAACTTGTCTTCACTCTTGAGTGAGACGGAAGTGACTTCATCTGACTTCAACACCGTTAAGGCGTTGGTCACTGGTGAAGTTGACACGTTCCTTGGCTTCAAGTTCATCACTCTTGGTGATCGTGACGAAGGTGGCTTGGCGATTGATGGTTCTAGTGACCGTACAATCTTTGCTTTCCATCGTGACGCGCTTGGCCTTGGTATTGGCATGGGGCAGCAGTCTCGCGTTGACTATATTCCAGAGAAGACTTCCTTCTTGGTTGCGTCAATGTTCTCTGCTGGTGCGGTAGCGATTGATGATGAAGGTATCGTCAAAATCACTTGCCGTGAAGCATAAGGAGGCATAGACAATGGCTTACTCAAAAACTGGATGGGCGACCGTCAGCGCAGCGAAGCGTGGCAACACAATTAGTGTTTACACTTATTCAACTGCAGACACTATCGCAGACGTAAACACTACAGGTTATTTCAACGACCTGTCAGATACTCTTGAGGTCAACGATCTGATTATCGTTGGTCACTCAACAGGCGTATCGTTTACTTATGTTGCGAGCAATGCAGCCGGTGTAGTCGATGTTGTGGATGGTTTAGCTATCCCAACAACTGACACTGACTAATGAGATCGGCTCCCCTCCGGGGGAGCCACTCTTTCTAAGGAGGCCGTATGGCATCAGGTGACACCAAGCTATCAATTTGTTCGGACGCCCTGATCATGCTTGGCGAAGCTCCGATTACCACATTTGAAGGTTCTGATGTCGGGACGGTATGTGACCGACTTTATGACGACATCAAGACCACTACACTCGCCATGTACCCATGGTCTTTTTCGTTAAAGAAAAAGCAGCTGACAAAAGCGTCTACTGCTCCCGTTAACGAATACAAATACCAGTACCCGCTGCCAAGCGATATTTATCGCATTTCAGGAGTTCGCGCAGTTTTTAACTCCACGCAAGTCGGAGCGGTTCCGGTTGTTAGCGGATGGGAGATAATGGGTGATGTCCTGATTACTAACTTTGAAACAGTGGTCATCGACTACCAGACAGACCCAGAAGAGTACAAGCTGCCTAAATATTTCGTGCAGCTTCTCAAGTATATGCTGACTTGGCACTTTGCCGAGACAGTAACCGACCAGATTACCAAAGCGGAGTATTGGAGAAATATTGCAGCCGGCACTCCAGCCGAAGCCATGAGGGGCGGATTTTTCAGAACCGCTTGCAACATAGACGGAATGACAAAACAGAACGAGGTGATTAACGACTTTAGCTTGATTCAGGTCAGAGCATGAGTCGGATTATTGGCCTACAGAACAACTTCACTTCCGGCGAGATCGACCCAAAGATTGGTGCGCGTGTTGATCTGCAGCAGTATTACAATGCTTTGGATACAGCGCAGAATGTTGTCATCCAGCCACAAGGCGGGATCAAGAAACGTCCCGGTACTGAATATGTCACATCAGTAACTGGCGTTTTATCAAATGATTTAAGCTATCTAAATTCAGATTTAACAACAGCTTTAAATGGAGTTGGTGACTATGCCGCAACAGCTTCTCAGGTTGTTGGACGCTACATTTGGTTTAAACCAGACGGAACCAAGATGTATGCTGCTGTAGCAGATAGCTGGTTCTGGAGTTATCCAAGCGAAGCTAGCATTTCTGATGATATGTATATCGCTGAGTTTGACCTTAGTACAGCTTGGGATACAAGCACTGCGACATATGTTGATAATTCAAGCACTGGAGCCACTGCTGGCGTTTATACACGGGGTCAATTCTCGCTTTCTGACGACGGCACTAAGCTGATCTCTACATTTATGCGAAACACCGGAACAGGTTCTCCGGGGCTGAAAATAAATACTTTGTCAACAGCATGGGATATAACATCTGCCGGAGCGCCATCAACTTACGGTGGTAGCGGTGGCTTATTTGGCGTGGGTGGCTACACAGTAACGCATCTGCTTGGTGCAAGGGTTAATGACGCTGGAACAAAAGCGATCATTGCAGTGAGAATTGGATCAACGATTTGGGTTCTTAGCCTCAATATATTTACAGCGTGGAACTGGGGAACAAGGGCATTAACAAACGGATCAACACTCACTAATTATATTTACTTTAGCGCATCTGAACTAGAGGATGATCCTTCAGGTTACGCATTTGCCGTAGCTGATGATGGGAAAAAAGTTTATTTCGGGACAAGGACTTATGAGCTTGACACGGCTTGGAACACGGCAGCATTCTCAGGTTATACGCTATTAGACTCAAATCCATTTAGCCCA